TAAGCAAGAAGTCTTAGAACTAGGTTATAAAATAAAGGGTATTAAACTCCAGATAGATCCTGAATACAGAACTCTCTGTCAAAAAGACATGAGTAATCTTGGGTGTCAATGAAATCATTAATAGTTATTTGGATAATTATATTATCAATATTAATAGTTCCTTTTACTATAGCGTGTCAATGACTATTAAAGAACAGTTAGCTAGTATGGAAGCTAAGCTAGATCATATGCATAAGGACTTAACTAAGAACAAACAAGACATTGAAGTTTTAAAAGCTAAGATGAATATGGGTGCTGGTGGTATAAAAGCTATTGCTTTATTCGGTGGTATTTTAATTAGTATAACTTACTTAATTACTAAATTACTTGGACTAAAATAAAGACACTTTTACGAGGGTTGGAGGATTTTTGTAAAGGAGACTATGACTAATATACTTTGTATTTCAGATTTACACGAGCCTTATTCCCATCAAGATAGCTATCACTTTCTAAAAGCTATTAACAACAAATATAAATTTTCAAGAGTCGTAAACATTGGAGATGAAGTTGATTACTCAGCTTTATCATTTCATGACTCTGATCCTGATCTACCAAGTGCTACTAAAGAATTAGAACTTGCACAATACAAAATTAAAAAACTAGAAAAGTTATTTCCTAAAATGGATTTACTTCATAGTAATCATGGTTCTCTTGTTTATCGTAAAAGAAAACATCATGGCTTTCCAAAACAAGCTATAAAAGGTTATGCAGATATATTAGGTGTCAATTATAAAAATTGGAAATGGCATGAAAGATTAGTTATAAAAGACAAATATGGTGAATATTATTTTTGTCATAACATGAGTAAAGATCCTGTTCAATCTTCTATGTCTATAGGCTATAATTTTATACAAGGACATTTCCACACCGATCTAAAATTAGGGTACTGGAATTCACCTGAAAAACTTAGGTGGGGAATGACCATTGGCTGTTTAATAGATAAAGATTCTTTAGCTTTTGCTTATTCCAAAATAAATATTCGCAGACCTACTCTTGGTTGTGCGATTATTCTTAATGGTATTCCTCAATTAATTCCTATGGTACTTGAAAAAGGTGGTAGATGGAATGGCCAAGTATGAGAATAATTTATCAATCCGGTAAACTCTACCTAAGTCTTACAAAAGATGAATACAAAGATTTAAAAGATGGTGTTCCTAATGAGATTGATCTTTCCTGGTTACCTCATTTATTAAAAGACATATCAGAAGCAAATTATCAAAGATTAAAGGATTTTACAAAAAATGATTAATTATGAAGAAATTAAAAGCCATATAAGAGACGCTGAAGGGTATAGTGCAACTCCTTATAAACTTACCTACACTTTTACTAAAGGGAGTGGATTAGAGGTAGAAGTTCAAGAGGACTTTTGGACAGTTGGTCATGGATTAAATATAGGAAAAGAAAAACGAAAGTTTACTGCGTCAGAACTAGAAGATATGTTTGAAGATGCCTTTGAAAAATGTGTTAAAGGTTGTGATGAAATATTAGACGGAAGCGAACAGCCTCAAGCTGTACACTTTGTTTTGATCTCTATGATTTATAATATGGGATTGAGTGGAACTAAACTTTTTAAAAATATGATTCAATGCATTAAAGATGGCCGATATCCAGATGCAAGTAACGAATTAAAAGACTCTAAATATTATAATCAACTCAGATCAAGAGTTCAACATTATGTAGATATGTTAGAGGTGTGTAAATAATGTTAGCTAAACTACTAGGTGGCGATCTTGTTAAAAGTGTAGGAGGAATTATAGATTCACTTCATACCTCACAAGAAGAAAAAGATAATGCTAAAATCAAACTTCAAGCATTAGAGAATGAATTAAAAACAAAACAAATTGATGTAAATAAAGTTGAAGCAGGACACAGAAGTATTTTTGTTGCAGGTTGGCGACCTTTTCTAGGTTGGGTTTCAGGTATCTCTGTAGCATTTGTTTACTTGTTTCAACCTTTTATAGTTATGGTTTTGAAAATATTTGGAAGTGATATTGAGTTACCGACTTTAGACCTAAGTCAGCTAATGCCTTTAATATTAGGTATGTTGGGGCTTGGGGGGCTTAGATCGTTCGAAAAAGCGAGAGGAATTAGTAAATGAGTACAGTAAAAGAAGTAGAATCAAGACTTAGAAAAGAAAAGAAGATTAACAAAGAATTAATCAAAGAGATTGAAGAAAAAAATCTACATATAAGGTTTCTTACAGATCGTCTAGACACAAGAACTAACGAGAAGTTTGAGTTAAATACAGGTGTCTTAAATATGACTGTCGATCAATTTATTGAAATGAAACAAAAATCTAATAGAAACTTAATAGGGTAAAGTTTTTACAGAGGCTCATAAGTTAGCACAAAAAAAAATTGGTAGTTAAAAATATGAAAAAAATTAAACTTCCTAAAAATGTAACTATTGGTGCTTTTGATGTTGAATTAGTAATTCTGCCTCACGAGATAAGCTATGAAGTATCAGAGGTACAGGGAGTCTTTATTGGCAAACCTCCTTATAAAATATTCCTAGATGAAGATATAATTAATAGAGGAGGTAAAGATGCAATTAATGTTGTTATACATGAGTTTCTTCATGTGGGTTTTTATCAATATCTTTTAAAAGACAAAGAAGAAGAAACGATAGTAAATAGTTATGGTAATTTTATTACTGAATTATTAATGCGTTCCGAATTAAAGGAATGGTTTTACGATCAATTAAAAAATTAACACCATAGAAAGATACTAGAGGGGTGTTAACCCCCCCTAGAAACTGATTTAAATGGAAAAAATTTAAGACTTTTTATACGATAAATGCCATAAAGGACTAAGAACTCTATTAAAGACCGATATGCGAACTTGTGGTTTAATCACAATAGATTTAATGACTCTCTTATTAAAATGTACTGCTTGTGGCGTATTAGCGATTTTATAGGTGTACATTATACAACCTCTCTCATAACTTTTATATTTTGATAATTACCAAAATAAGAACTATGGAAAATTTTATTAACTCTTTCAAATTCCTTTTGTTTTTTTTTCTTTAATATTTCCTTTTTTTTAATATTTAACCAATATTTTTTACTCATTTTTTAACCTCTCTGTAATCATAAACATTAAGTTAATCTCTTATATTTAACTTGTTCGACACCACTAGGTCCAGATACAAGTATTTCTTGATTTATATTTAAAGATTTAAAATCTTCTAACCAATCATCACCTAGATAGGCATCTAAATTATGGTCTTTTAATTCTTTAAGAGTGTAATTTTCTGTCTTACCATCATTATTACCATAACCACTAATAATAGTGCCTTTAAATAATCTTTCATCACACATTATTTATTCTCCTTATAAGACCATATAAAACAACCACCCCAAAAATAATATTTAATTCCATTATGTGTAATTGGTTCTTTCATAATTTGGTCAAAATCTTCTTGTGCTTCTACTTTTTCATCGCCTTCAGATGTTTCTAATCTATAATTATTAAATCTGACACTATCTTCATAAGTTAAATAAGGATTTACCCAACCATTCCAATATTCGTATTTAGTATTTACCAAACAATCAGAGTCAAAATCACCTTCAAGAGTAACTTTTCTTTTTACTAAATCCATTATTTAACCTCTCTACTGTAGTTAATTAGTTCTGCTTTATCCCAAAGATATATAAATCTCTCTAAATATTCTGTTTGTTTTACTGTTAATGATTCACCCCAAAGAGCCTCACTTGCTGATACTTTATCTACATTGTGATTTTCTTTGTTATCTAACCATCTACTGTAGATATCAACTAATTTAGTTATATGATCCATTATGCAACCCCCCTTATAACTTCTATTTTCTGCATATCTTTAAAAGCTATAAAACCTAAATCTTTGAAGTCTTGGTCTGTGATATATTTAATAGAATTATCTAATAATTTTACTTTGTAATAATATCTAGTCATTAGAGGACTCCTTAAATGGATTGTAGGTATCTTCAAAGTCATCTTCGCTAAATATAATATCTTCAATAGGATGGTCATAAGACTTTCCAAGTTCTTTAGCTAATTTGGCGTAGTCAGATGAACATATATAACAAAAATTATCTAAGATATAATAGTTGTAACCTTTTAAATTAAACTCGGTTCTATCAAAAAATACAATCGTATCTTCTTTAAAGGTTTTTATATTTTCTTTAGTCATTAGTAGTTCTCCTTTTTGTTAAAGAAGGAACAACCAAAGTGTAGAACTTTTGTATAACTTTTTTTGGAGTTATTTTGTTTTTGTTGGTACACAATGG